CCATTAACTTCTCTGGCACCTCCACTTAAAATATTGGTTGTCGTATTATTATTTGTATAACTTATATCTTCTGTTCCAATTCTTATTTCCCCAGATGCAGGAAAAGCAGCAGAATTAGTTAAAGGAATATCTGTTACAGTGTCATTAATAGTAGAAGCCAAAGTATTTGTAGAAGCTCCAAGAGCAAGACCGCCCCATAACGCTGTTCCCCAACCATAGCCCCCTAATTGTAAAGCTGGTCCCACGTTATAATAACAAAGAATTGATGTTGATCCAGCATTAGTCATAGGACTACTGCCTTCAGCTGAGGCCATTGTAATGGTAAAAGTTGTAGTAGTTGGTATTGAAGTTACCATAAATTTTTCATCTTCAAACGTAGCATCACTATAAGCTGATGTTCCAGGTATACTACTTACACTGTCAAACATGACTATATCGTTTGCAACTAATCCGTGAACCCCGGTGCATGTAATTGTAACTGTTGTTGAACTATTACTACTAGTGAAATCAGCGCCTGTTAAGGTCGTTCTAATGGGGTGAATATCATAATAAACATCCCCTGAGTATGCATATAAAATTCTATTTGTTCCTATGGCTGCATATTTAATACCAGCATTATCGTCCCAATGATGGACCGCTCTACACGCTCCTGTAAGTTTAGATTGTCCTAGTTGTTGCCAGCCACCTATTTTTTCTGGACTACCATATCTAAATCTTACATTATCACCATCAAACCATTGCCCTTCAGCTCCGGTCTCTGTAACTTGTTTATTAAATCCTGGTAGAAAGCCTAATTTTTGTAACATATATAAACCTGTTTATTAGGTGTTATAGCAGATTAACGGGGATTTCAATAGATTATTAAGGAAGGGGAAAGTGTGGTGGCATTTTCCCCCACCAAGCTTATTATATAAACTATTTTTTAGGTGGTGTAAAGCCTTTATACCAAGCAGGTAATCCTATAAAAGGTCTTTTATCAAAAGCATTTTCTTTGGCATTTTTTGATCCTGCTTTATTGTAATGTAAAAATACTTGTCCACAATCTTTACCTTGAAACTCTTCTCGCCAGTGTTCTAAATCACAACCAGAATATATTAACATATCTCCCGGTTCAAGATCTACTTTGATGCCTGCCTGACCTACTTTACCAGTAGGGTCCAAATATATCGGCCATGAATCTCCGCCTAGGTTTAAAGTTGTAGATATCTCACATGAATATCTATCCTTATGTCTAGCTAGCACATCTCCTTTTTTATAAATTCTTGCATATGAATAAGTTTCACTTAATTTTAATTTTGTATGTTTTTCCATAACGGGTTTAACTTTTTGTAATAATGTTTCCATTACTAAATCTGCATAATGTGAGTAAGTGTTAGGGACCTGCTCATCATTCCATACTCCCCAATAGTCTGTAAAAGGGGAAATATATTTTTGATCAAATAAGAATCTAGCTGCCTTTCTTTTATTCAAGAAATAAGCAAAACAAAAATCAGCCATCTCTCTACTTATAGTTTTTTTTAAAACAGTATATTTATTTTTTTTGAACGACATTTAGTACTCCTTTTGGTATTGCTTGACAGTTAAAATGTATAAACCTAAATGGTTCATATCCCATATCTACCACATACTGATGCGGCATGTAAGAAGGAAAGAATATTATTCTTCCAGGTTTTACTTTGTAGTTTATTTGATGACTTGCATAAGTAATTTTAGATGGATCTTTCTGGGGTAAAAGATTCATCATATTACCTGGTCTTGGATCTTCAAAAACAGGTAAGGATGTTTTTTCACTAGCTTTTAAAAAATAAAAACCAGATATATGGCCATTCCAATGTGTGTGTAATGTATGGTGTCCACCACCTCGTTTAGCAAATTCTTGTACCCACATTTCTGTAGTAAATACTTGATATTGAGTTAAATCAAAACCCATTTCTAACAATAAGTTATTTGATGTTGCACCTATATAATTTTGTAATTGTAAAAAATTAGGATCGCCAATTAATGTTGTTGAGTGAAATACATTACCCATATCTCCTTTGTCACCAAACTTTTTATTCCTTTTATCTATATCTTTTTTTAAATTTTTCTTTGCTGTCTCAATATAAGAGTCGGATGCTTTATTTAAATCATCTACGAATGCAGGTTCATCAGCAAACCAAATAGGGCATGGAAAATATTCTTCTCTTGATAATTGTTGAGGGTATCCTTTTGCACTTCCACACGATACTTCATCTAATTTTTTTCTTATATTTTGTTTTCTAGCTTTAGCTTTTTTCTTTTTCATATTTCTCCTTTATTTAAACGGCCATCCTAAATTCCATATTACTAAACTATGTCTTGATCCTTTTTTAACTGGACATACTCTATGCCACACAAAGCCAGGAAACACTACTAAAGATCCTTTAGGTAATATTTCTGTACACTTTCTAATGTTAGGTTTTTTATCAGGATCCAGGTTTCTAAAATCAAATTCTAGTTCACCACCTTTATATTCTTTTGGATCTGATAAACTAACTGTTACAGATAATTTTCTTATTTTACCATGTGTTGGGTCTTGAGGGTTTTGTTGATTAAAATAAGGTTTGTCCCAAGAATCACAATGCCAATCATAATACTGTCCTTTTTCATATTTAGTAAATTGACAATTTTCTGAAAAATCCCATTGAAAATTCCAACCTGCATTTGCGTTTGCTTGATGCACATAAGGTTGTATTTCTTTATAAATCCATTGGTCATTCATCCAAACAATGTTTGAATCTCTTTTCTTTTTTAAATCTTTTATCTGTTTTTGATTTAATTTTTTATTACCAAAACCACCTGTGACTGCCATTTGATCTTGTAAAGATTTACCGTACTTTACAATGTCATCACAGATACGTTCTGGAATTGCTGATTTAAACCACCAATAATAATTTGTAAGATTCATATATCTTTATAAAAGAATTTATACCTTTTTTAAAGATAAAGTAAAGGAGTATAAAAAGATTTGATCTAGATCAATTATTAGAACGTTACAGTATTAGTACCTGAAACTGTAAAGGTTGCAAGTTTAGCACCATCTGGTGCACATGTTACTGTATTAGTACCAGGAGAAACCGTTACACTTGCAGCTGAAGGGAATCTTAATATTACAATCCCTGATCCACCAGCACCACCAGCTATGCTCGAACCGTTATTTGGTCCACCGCCGCCACCGCCTGTATTAACTGTTCCTGCAGCACCTACTCTGCAAGGATTAGGAGCATTATAGGCAGCACCTGTATCTCCACCACCACCTAGTCCTCCACCACGAGGTGCACTTCCTGGATCGTTTCCACCTCCAGCTCCACCACCTCCGAAATAATAATAAGAACCACAATTTTGACCTTTAGTACCCATAGCATTTGGAAATCCACCTCCAGCTCCTCCAGGAGCTACACTTCCTGTATTAGCAACAGATCCAGCGACCATAAAACCTCCACCACCTGCACCACCACCATCTCCACCACTTCCTGGTCTTGCACCACCATCAGTACCTTGAGCTGGATTTGTTGGAGGAGTGTTACCAGCTCCAGCAGTTTTATTATAACCACCTCCTGAAGCACCACCACCAGATCCTCCAGAGTTTCCTGGTCCACCACCACCTGGATTGTGACCACCATCACCACCACCTGTTGCGGTAATTGTTTCAAAACTTGAATCAGTTCCTCTTGAAGTTCCTGGATTAGGTGCAGGATATGACTTAGCAGCTGAACCAGCACCAACCACTACATTGTAAGTTCCTGAATACATAGTTAATGCAGAAACACAAGCTGTTCTTGGGGCTGCAGGTGCACATCCTATTGTATAAGTTGCTGAAGAAGCTCGTACACCTCCAGCTCCACCACCTCCTCCTGAGTTACCACCAGGAGTTGCTCCGGCTCCACCACCAGCTACTACTAAATAATCTACAGTAAATGATTTTGCAGGCCAAGTTCCTTGACTCTGTGATTGAAATGCACTTTGCATTGACCACACACCACTTGCTTTGTTTAATTCTTTTGTAATAACAACTCCTGATCCACCTGCACCACCACATCTATTTGGAGGATTACCACCTGCACC